CCAGGAATAAGGTTGTTAGCCTATATTCCCCGACTCTCGCTTATTAGGCGAGAGCCCTCCGTGCTCTTCTTAGTGTGTAGGAGAGCGGCCTACCAGCATGTTCAAGGTGATCCTTGTGCAAGGGATCACTCCAATCTCCAGTTAGGGCTTTAAACAAAGCCCTAATACCTGAGAGAGGGGAACGTGGACTGGGAGATCTTAACACATATCCCTTCTGTATGGGAACATACAGATGGAAATCGAATCCATGGATCGTGGGAGTAAAACTCTCACGACCCAGAATATCCGATCCGTGTGGAACATGAGGGTAAAGACCCAAAATGTTCTCACACAGTTTGTGGAGATACTCGCCAGCCCGTAAGTAGCCACCGTAAACCATCAGGTTTGCGGTGGCACTCACACTTACGATTTGTTGAGCATGCTGCTTGCGTGAAGGAAGGTCGACGCGAAGACGTACTGGTGTCACATCAGTGCCACTATAGTAGTCTCCGCCGCAAGACTCCCTGAAGTAACCTTCAGAGAAGGACTTGGACCTATTGACCTTGAGTCCAAAGGACTCTAAGGTCATCTCCACACAAGAGGTACTATCTGCGGGGACGATAATATCATCACCGTAGACGCGGACCTCGCCGGACATGAACAGTTCGTACCGTTCATCCCGGCTATACGCACCAGTTCGTGCAATTCCCATGTAGACTAATGTCGTGAAGACCATTACCTCCAAGGGAAAGCACAAAGCTGATCCCATAGAAGCAAACTTCCTTAGCTTAATTACTTTACCGCTAGGGAGTTGGCTGTGAGTGGAGCGTGTAGCCTGTAGTGCTTCCTGCACTGTTGGCCATGCTCGAGTCGCGCTAAGAACCAAAGAGTTCAAAACGCGATCACTCGCCTCAGAAAGATCAATCGTGGCATACCGACGAGAGCGAGAGCCCTCGCGAGCAAGATCACGGTTGGGTAGCTGATCTGAAAAGCCTTGAGATCTTCCGATCCAAGAACTTTCCAGTAGCGGAACCAGCGTTGTCATGATGGCCTGCTGCATATATTGCATATGAGTAGGTTCCATTGCGATAACGCGTGGAGTTTTCTGAGTCTTTGGAACAAAAACAACCTTTACAGGTGGTTCTTGTTCCATTGGGAGTGTTGTCGTCCTGTAGTCTGAGAGTGGCATCCAAGTATGCGAGCAATACTGCGCATACGGAAACACATTCTCAAGTCGCTCAGTCCATTTCGGGAAGAGCCACTTTCGGTTGCCCAGGAGTTTATCCTGAGTACTACCGGGACCATGCTTGGGCTTAACCTCCCCTCTCTCGATCGCCTCATTGAGACGATTAAGAACAGGAGAGTATAGCTCAGCAAACGCGATGTTGAATTCGTGCCGATCAATGGCACTAAGCGATTCATCAACGCGCTCCAGGTCGACTTCACAGTTTAAATAACTCAGCTCAGCATTGCGCTTTCGAGCCTCAGTCGTCTCACGTTCAATCTTTTTAAAGACAAGCGTGAGTTGACGAACGGCTCGAATAGCGTTAACACTGGGCCGGTTGTGCAAACTACCGGTCCGATCATCGAACACCTGCTCGACGAAACCGTGCAAAAATGCAGGGAGACGTCGCCTCTTCTTGAAACCAAGAAAGAGGTTGGCAGAAATGCACTTCTGTTCAAGAGCTTCTTCGAAGTCAGAACAGAATTGCGGAAGTGTGATAGTTAAAAAACTATCTCCTTCATGTTCGACACGTTCGAGCATCGTTTGGATGTCTCGAACGCTGCTTGTACCACACTGATAAGCGCAATCATGCGCTAATTCAGACCAGAGTCCCGTCAGGCTTTTCATCTGCCTACTTTCGTAGTTGATAGCTTGGCGAGTCCTCTAGTTCATCAGACTGCTATAATCCTAGTATGTATCCAAGTAATATTACTATTACAAAGAGCCATACACAGAATAGCAGGAGGGCCATGATAGAATCAGGGCCTTCCCTCAAAGCAGTGCCTTACGACTCTTTGCCAACGAACTTAGTTACGTTGGCGGCCGTGAGGTAAGCGACCAAACCCTTGGTCAGGTCTTCCAGCTCAGCGGCTGTATAACCTGTACCTTGGGTCGGTGAGTCCACGACGAGGTAGGCAGAGGCAGTGAACGGAAGGTTCTTCGTTGGATCAAGAGGATTGGTTCCAATCTTCTTCGCATCCAGACGAATGACCGACCGGTCACGCTTGCCACCCGTGTGCTTCACGGAGAGAGTGTACGCGCCATCACTGGCACGAAACTGACCTGTGA